GACACGTAATAGCAGATTGCACAAAATTTTCTTCCCCAACACACCAATCTTTGTGCAAAATGTCAATAGACACAAAATATAGTACCCACACCCCGGTATGGTAGGGGAGTGGGCACAAAATGTGGTTATACTTGCCTGAACAAAGTCAGCAATTTTTACAATGTAATACAGCAACATATACAACTTGACGTATGGTATACTTTATACAATCCATTAAGTAATGGAGCACGAAACAAGAAAGGAGGAACACCAATGAAACACGAAGTCACTATTAAAATCACTTTAACCGATGATAACATTACTCTTGATGGTGAGAATATCCGAGAACTGACCGAGGACGATGTTCTAGACAGCATCAGGGTGCTTGTCACTCTTGCAAAGACTTTGGGTATTTTACAGGAAGGAGATTCCACAAATGGAAATGCGTAAATTCATTATTGAAATTCACCCCGACGGAACGCTGACGTGCTGCGAGTATGAGGACCCAAAGGACGCGGCCAAAGCCACATGTAATCGTGCATGGTTGGAAGGTTATCGGCAAGCGCTTATTCATTGTGACAATGAACTAAGTAACTTTAAAGCATTTTTGGGCTCTTGTTTGTCGGCTGGTCCGGAGTACCAGGGTGCCGTTAAAGTATGCGATCACATGCGTATTTTCTATCAACAGTTGTACAATGAGCACATGCAATGAGTCGAAACGGCCTACGGGCCGTCTATCGGGGCCGCCCGCCCGGTATTGATAATGACAGGGCCCATATTGAAAGGAGTTTATATTATGGATTTTCGTAACAAAAAGAGCAAGGCTATCAAGAGCGCCCGTAAAACTGATATGACATTTGTTAAATTGAATGAAGTTGTGGGATCCTTGCTGCAGATCGAGGATGGTGCCATGTGGCTTAAATCTGGCAAGTACGACGCTCCGTCAGTGTCCATTAAGGTGAACCCGGATGCGACGCTGTCCGACTGGGTGCGCAAGATCACTTTGCACAATGTTGAGCTGAACATCGAGGAGAACGAAAAGGGCTATCCGGAACTTATCATTTCCGGCCATAGTGACGCGGATGACACCGGCGATTTGCCATTCTAAACGGCGGGGGGCCTATGGCCTCCCTTATTTTATAGGAGGCCTCAATGAAAAGTAAAGATAACAGAGTATTCTTGCTGAACGGCGACGACTCCATGATATATCTTGCCTCAGCCATTGTATACAGTGGAGTCACAAATAAAGATGTTGAATTTTTCCGCTCTGAATGGGCCGAAATTATTTTCAAAGGTCTCGGCATTGAAGCAGACCCCCTCGACTGGTATTATAAGATCATGAATAGAAAGGAGCGTGGGAAGCATGGCAGTAGGCGCAGCTAAAGCACGCGCGACCCTCAAATACAGCTCGGAGCTGTACACCCCCTATGCCTTAGAATCTTGGCCCGATAATCAGATGCGTAAAGAATACACGCGACTGCGTGACATTGCGCAGAAACGTATCAAGCGATTATCAAAAGACCCCATCAGCGGCACCAGCGATGTTTATAAAGAATTTGCCGGAGGTTTCCCTACACTAAAATCTATGCGTGGAGACCGTAAAGCATTGGAGCAGGCCTTGGCGGATGTAGCGCGATTTGTGCGCTCCAAAGGCTCCACCGTAGGCGGTGCACGTGCAGAATTTGAGCAAAAAATGAAAGTCGGCGGTATTGATATTGCCGACGTGCCCAAAGATCAATACACGGCCCTGTCGGAATGGTGGGAGATCGTGAAGGCATCGGGCGTGTATTATTATCCGTCCGATCAGCCGGTCATGTACTGGCGCGAGAAAGGCGGCTACAACGTCAGTATTGACGATTTTGTTAAGTGGCAACAAGGTGAGGTCAATTATGGCAAAGAATGGGACTACAGCGATGGTAGCAGTTCCGCCGACCTGCGCGGAGGTTTTGGAGGAGGCTTGTAATTATAACCCGGTTCCCTGGCTTATGGAGCACCTAGACCGCAAGCATACAAAAGGAAAAAAGCGCAAGACAAACAAAAAACGATTGTATGTGGATATGCCTTGTGCGTTTGATATTGAGACAAGCCGCGTGTGTGTTGATGCCGACGACAACCCCCACACCATTATGTATATCTGGCAATGTCAGCTTGGTTTGGATATTACCATTATCGGTAGGACGTGGGACGAATGGTTAAATTTTACAGGTGCAATCAGCGACTATTTGCAGGCAAACAGCGGACCACAAGGTGACTGGTTCCTGTGTATGTACGTTCACAATCTTGCCCACGAATTTCAATATTTGTCGGGTGTTTTGGATTTTGGCCCGGGTGATGTATTTGCCAGTAAACCCCGCAGGGTCTTAAAATGTGACAATCGCGCTATTGAGTACAGATGCAGTATGCGCCACAGCAATTTGTCCCTTGATGCATGGGGCAAGCAGCTGGGAGCCCCACATGCTAAATTAACGGGTGCTCTTGACTATTCAATAGTGCGATACCCCTGGACTCTCTTAACGTCTACAGAATTAGCGTATTGCATCAATGATGTTCGGTGCATTGTGGAGTGCTTGTTAATTGAGATGAAGCGAGACGGTGACGATCTCTATACTCTACCATTAACGCGAACCGGATACGTCAGACGAATGGCCCGAGAAGCAATGTATGAATGGGGCATTAAAAAGGTTAAGCGCCTCTTGCCGTCGTGGGAATTATACCAGATGCTGCGGGAGGCCTTCCGAGGCGGCGACACTCACGCCAATCGGTATTATGTCGGGCTCCATCTGGAAAACGTCGGTTCTATGGATATGTCTAGCGCATATCCCGCGGTACAATGTGAATGTTATTTTCCTATGACTCCATTTAGGCAGGAACCGGCCTCCGTCGGGCGGCTGATGCAATGTATGAGACACGGCAAGGCGTGTTTGATGCGCTTACAAATAAAAGGTTTGCGTCAGCGCTTCAAGTGGTGGGGGTTCCCTTATATCCCCCTTGCGAAAGTACGGCACTGTGAAGGATACATTAACGACAACGGGCGACTGTTGTCTGCTGAACATTTAGAGATCACCATAACAGATATAGATTTTAGAATCATTGCAAAAGAGTATGACTGGGATGCCCTTAACGTTCGGGACCTGTATACGTCCGATTATGGCAAACTGCCAAAGCCCCTGACGGATTGCGTCAAAGAGAGCTACACCGGCAAAACATCCCTTAAAGGTGTAGCCGGTCAAGATTTGTATTATGTTAAGGCCAAGGGCGATCTGAACAGCTACTACGGTATGACAGCGCAGGACCCCTTGCAGCTGGACACACTTTTTGACGAGGACGACCCCGACAATCTTTGGAGCGAATGCACCGACGACCCGGAGGGCAGTTATAATGACCACCGCCCCCACTTATTCCTGCCGTATCAATGGGGCGTATGGACTACGGCCCACACTCGCAAGCGCCTAAAACTAGCGCAGTGGGCAGCGGGCAAGAACGGCGTGTACTGCGACACCGATAGTGTCAAATATATGGGCAATATTGATTTGTCGGAGTTTAACAAAGCAGTGAAGCAGCTCGCAAAAGACAACGGCGCTTGCGCAACAGACCCAAAAGGCAATACTCATTACATGGGCGTGTACGAGCAGGAGCGCAGCTATGCGGAGTTTATGACGTGGGGCGCTAAAAAATACGCGACTACCTATAAAAAAGGTGGGCCCATTACTACCACCATAGCAGGAGTCAGCAAGCGTAAAGGCGGTTTAGAGCTGGCCCTGTGGGGTGGTTTTGAGGTGTTCAAGCCCGGGTTTACTTTTTGTTTGGCGGCAGGAAATCAGGTTATTTATAATGACCGGCCCAATGTGCCCGATTTTGTGGTTGACGGACACACGGTCCACATAACAAGAAACCTATGTATTTGTGATAATACCTACACGTTGGGTATTACTGACGAATACGCCAAGATATTAGGGTACAAGATTATGGAGGTTATCTGATGATTAAACTGTACACCGATGAAGGATGGCCGAATTTTTCCGAAAAGGACGGCATTTTGTCAACCGGGGCTTCTATTATTTTTATATGGGGCGGACGTGGCACCGGTAAAACCTACGGGGCGCTAAAGCACGTACACCAGACAGGGAAAGAATTTCTGTATTTGCGCCGCACGCCACAGCAAGCGGAGCTTATTTGTGCGTCGCCCAGTATGTGGCCATGGTCTCCATTGAACGACGATTTGCAAGTACATTATGCCCCGTTTAAAATACCTAAAATCGCCGGTCTCTATGAAGTGGGCAACGCTGGTGCCTACACTGATACGGGGTCGCCCATAAAACCGGCCCAAATGGCCGGAGTTGTGGGAAGTGTGGTCACTTTGGCCCGCACCCGTGGTTTTTCAAGTCCTCACACTAACATTATTATTTTGGATGAATACCAAAAAGAAGAGTCCGACTATTATCGGCGCGGTGAAGGCGTGGGACTTGCTAATATTTATGAAACGGTCAACCGCAACCGCGAATTACAAGGGCAAAAGCCCCTGACGCTGTTGTGTATGTCGAATGCTGTAGGCATGGCAAACCCCTATTATATGCAATGGGAGATAACCGACACAGTAGAGAAGATGATCGGAAAGAAAGAGCGCGTCAAGCTGTTGGCCGATAAGGGCGTTTTGCTGGTTGATCTTGTCGATAGTCCTATTGCAAAGGAGAAAGCAACTACGGCCCTCTATAGGTCCATGACCGGCACAGATTTTTACAGATCAGCTATTGAAAACCAATACAGTGCAGAGGAGAAAAGTTTGGTTGTGTCCCGGCCCCTCCGGGAATACTACCCGCTTGTACAAATTGGGCGCTGCTGCATCTACGAGCACAAGAGTAAACCACTATACTATGTCTGTCGTCACAGGTCTGGCGAGATGCCCACATACGGCACCGGCGATTATGAGCGGAAACGGTTTAGGGCCGCGTATGGGTACATCTGGCCCGCATACTTGCAGCGGCAACTAGAATTTGAGCGATATTCGGATGAAATTTTCTTCCGTGAGTATTGCGGTACTTGACATTTTTACGCAGTTGATATATATTAAAAATAATCCCAGGTGCCCACAGGCAACCCCCAGAAGGGGCGGGCAAGCGTCAGCCAGCGCGTGAACCTGGGATTTACTTGTATCTGTAAGGAGGTGCCCAAAATGGATGCTAATAGTATGATTCAGGCTATTTCTAACGTGGGTTTTCCTATCGCTGCTTTTCTGCTCATGTGGTATCAGTGTAATACTGTCGTGAAGGAGAACACCGCGGCTATTACCGAAATGAGGCTCGCTTTGGATGATATTAAGAAGGAGATCTGACTAATGGGTTGCTATATCATTTTTGCCCAGTCTATCACAAACGAACGCGCGTTTCTGCTGGCTGACTTGTGCGCTCGTTTGGGCATCGGCTATTATAGCGACTGGGCCAACGGCGATCACACGCGGCAGTGTTGCGCAGTGGGCCCCGTAACCAAAGGAGACAAAGACCTGATCATTAAGTGCTTGGCACATGACACATACGTTGTGATGGAGGCGATTAAAGTTGAAAATCAGTGAAAAAGCGGCCCTTGCTATGGCCGGATACACCAAAGCAGAGATCGAAGCTATGGAGAAGCCGCAGCCCGTCCCGCAGCCCGTCCCGCAGCCCGCGCCGCAGCCCGTCCCGCAGCCCGCGCCGCAGCCCGTCCCGCAGCCCGCACCGCAGCCCGCGCCGCAGTACGACGGCCTCGAAACCCTGTTGCAGCAGCTTTTGCAGGGTCAGCAGACTACCGCTCAGGCAATGCAGACTATGACCCAGACGTTGCAGGCAAACGCGCTGGGCCTTGGCATCCAGCAGCAGCCGACGGCAGATGCTGCCACTGTGACGGCCCGAATTATCGACCCGACCTATGGAAAGGAAGTGAAGTAACATGCCCCTTGGTATGGATTTTGCGGATATTGCCGCAATTTTGACCGAGATCAATAAAATGGCCACGGGCCAGGAACCGACGTCGCCCATCGTGGATACGTCTAGTTTCGTTTCTGTGGCGCAGGCCACGTTGCTGACCGGCACCGACAATTACACCAAAGCGATCAGTCAGGTGTTGGGACGTACCATTTTTGCCGTCCGCCCCTACGATGCGCCTTTGAAGCGCTTGCAGGTGACGGGCGACGACTGGTCGAATCATGTGCGAAAGATCAATTTCTGTGACACCGACCCAGTCACCGATAAGGCGTGGGCGCTGGAGGACGGCCAGAGCGTGGACATGTACGAAGTCCACAAGCCCAAAGTCCTCCAGACAAACTACTACGGACAGACCAATTACAGCCGCGTGTACACGCAGGCTGACACCCAGATGGAGGCAGCATTCAAGGGGCCCGAGGAACTGGCGCAGTTCTGGTCGTCTTTCGTGCTGCACCTGTCGAACCAGATCGAGGCTGACCGACGCAACCTCGCCAACAACCTGATGGCGAACCATCTGACCGGCATGACGGTGACTAGCCCGAACAGCGTTGTTTATCTGCTTGATGAGTACAACGCGCAGCAGGGCACCAGCCTGACGGTGAAGGACGTCTACAAAGAAGCGAACTTCCCGGGTTTTGCAAAATACGCCTATGGCCGTATCAACGACATCTCGCGCCTGATGAAAGAGCGGTCCATCAACTGGCACCAGAATTGGAAGATCGGCGGCACGACGTACAACATCATGCGACACACTCCGTATGATCGACAGCACCTCTATCTGTACAGCGGCACGCAGAGCCAGATCGACGCCCGCGTGATTCCCGAGGTGTTCCACGATAATATGCTGAAATACCGCGACGCCGAACAGGTCACGTTCTGGCAGAACATCGACAAGCGCGAGACCATCTCCGCAACGCCTGTTGTGACCACTGCCGCCGGTGCGGCATCCAAGAATAAAGCGGTGCAGCTGTCGAATGTTTTCGGGTGTCTGCTGGACTGGGATGCCATCGGCTACACTCCGAAGCTGTCTCGTGTGGTCCCGACCCCCATGAACGCCCGCGGCCTGTATACGAACTTCTGGTATCACTACGGATGGTCGTGGTATGATGACTTCACCGAGAACGCAGTTCTGTTCCTGATGACCGCCGGCGACGTCACCACCCCGAGCGCTACCAATGCGGCAAGAGCGTCCGTCCTGAAAACCACCACGCATAAGGACACGGACCCCTCGAATTCCTGACCAATACCGGCGGGCATTGCCCTCCGGTTATTTTATAGGAGGTGCAAAATGCATGCTACCTTTTATCAGTTTGCAAAACGCACAAACAGCACAAAGCGGCCCAGTGGTGGGCAGGGGTTTGGAATCGACCTTAAAGCCCCTTGCAATATCATTGACCCGGAGATCAAAATTGCAACGCAGAGCGACCCAACGGGATTTAATTATTGCTACCTTCCCGCGTTCAGCCGGTACTACTGGGTGAAGAACTGGACATATTCGGACGGTCTATGGAATGCCTCGCTGACTGTTGACACGCTGGCAAGCTATCGCGACCAGATCGGATACTCTACCGAGTATGTGGTGAGGTCATCGGCAAAGTATGACCCTAAAATTGTAGATAATTTGTACCCTACCAAAGCGACGATTACCACGAGAACCATCTATGCAAATTCTACACCGTTTACGGATGACCCGGAAAATGAGAGCCGAGGATTCTTCGTTGTGGCGGTCAATGCCCCGGGGTATGTTTCTTTTGGTGGTGCAATTTATCTTGCAATGAGCGGGACCACATTTCAAAAGCTAATGGCGGCTCTTTTGCAAAACACTGATTATTTGAATATCAGCGCAGACGAAATCAGCAGCAACTTAACTAAAGCGCTGTTCAATCCTATTCAGTATATTTCAAAAGCGTTTTGGGTCCCCTGTGGCAATACGGCAATCGGCACCCCCGTCCATGAAATTCCCGTCGGGTGGTGGAAAATGCAGAATATCGGAAATGCTTATGTCATCCAACACAACAATGATAAACAGGTTTTCACGTTCAACATTTCCACCCCCCATCATCCGCAGCACATTACAAGGGGCGTCTATACAGACGGAGCGCCCTATTCCGAGTACACGTTATTTTGTCCTCCATTTGGGGAGATTAAATTAAATGCAAACCTGTTCGTGTTGCAAAGCACGTTGTATTGTAGATTAACTGTTGATTATCGCACGGGTGACGCAATACTGGACTTGTCATTTAATAAAGATTTCAATACTATTTTCTTTTCCACATCAGGCAATGTCTCGGTGCCTGTGCAGCTGGCGCAGATCGCAACCAATGTAAATGAATTGGCAAGTCTTGGCGGACTGATTCAAACTGCTGTTGGTGCTATTGCTGGAGGTATTGAATCCTTTTTTGGCGGGGGCGATATTACCAACGGTATCGCCTCCGGTGCCCAGCAGATGACAGTTGCAAGTCAATCCAAGGGTGGAGGGGCGAGCGTTGCCAAATATGGCATCACGCCATATTTAACAGGGGCGTTTTATGATCTTGTGGACGACAACAACGAGGACCATGGCAGGCCCCTTTGCCAGCGCGTACAGCTGTTCAGTATCCCGGGATTCATTATGGTAGATGACCCAGATATTGCGCTGCCCGCAACAGCCGCCGAGATTGACAGCGTCAAAAGCTATATGAAAAATGGATTCTTTTTAGAGTAGGAGGCGTAAACAATGGCAGTATACAAACAGTGCATTACTGACGTGTCACCGATCAGAGTCACCGCGGGTTATCCTGCATACGCTGACGGCAGCCCACACCGGGGCATTGACACCGTCCACGGCAACCATAAAGTCTATGCGCCCGAGTCTGGCGTGGTGGTAGTGGCCCAGCACTGGAACGGTAGCACATCGGGCGATCAGTCATGGGGCAACATGATTAAGGTACGGATGGCCGACGGCACGACATGGAGGGCCGCACACTTTGCCTCGCAGATTTGGAACGTGGGCGACACAATCTCCAAGGGGCAGTTTATCGGCACACAGGGTCAGACCGGTTACGTAACGGGCATTCATACGCATTGGGAGTATGCCGATGCAGCCGGAAACCTGCGTGACCCGTCCAGCATTATCAGAATCCCGAATCAGGTCGGCACATGGGACGTGGAGTGGGACTCGGGCGGAGGCCCGGGCCCGGGGCCGGGACCCGGGCCCTGGCCGACTGGCAAATTGCCGGTATGGTTGCTGTTTAAGATGGCGAAGGGAGGGCATCTGTTATGAGTGCTCCCTATAGTTACGAACAGATTAACGCCCATGTGTCACCGGTGACTCCCTCCGTGATGCACACAAAGGGCAACAGCCTGTCCTATTATTTCCGCAAATATCTGTTCCTTGAGGCCGTGTCTATGGTCCGGTGGACATTGCCCGAAACATGGCCCAGTAACCGCTTGCAGTATCTTGTTTTTGGTTCCGGCGGTGTTACGGTGTTCAATACTGACCGCTACGGCCTCGTGTATGACCGAATGGGACTAACCGGCATTAACATTTTCTACAATCCCACGCACTCCATCATTGCCAACCCTTTTATTAAAGGGTCCCCATATTTGCAGATCGGGAAACAATGCGAGATCATCAATTTACAGCCCGATTACCGTGGGATGGTGGATATTGTGGCCTACTATGGGGATATGATGGCCCTTTCCGCCCAGACCATCCAGAGTAATTTAATCAATAGCCGCCTTGCCTACGTGTTTGCGGCAGGCAACAAAGCGGGTGCAGAATCTTTCAAAAAGATGTTTGACGCCATTATGCAGGGTGACCCCGCCGTTTTTGTTGATGCCTCTTTGCTCAAAGCACCCAAGAATGGGGCATCCGGGCAATCCCCGTGGATGTATTTTGCAACTGACCTCAAAGGGAACTTTATCACCAACGAACTGCTCACAGCCCTTAAAACCATTAAAGCGCTGTTTGACACGGAAGTGGGCATTCCGAACACCAATACCAGCAAAAAAGAGCGGATGTTGACCGACGAAGTCAATTCTAACAACGTCGAGACAGCCGCAAAAGCGTCGCTCTGGTTGGAAAGCTTGCAGCGTGGTTGCGAACGGGTTCACAAGCTGTTTGGAATTGACAAATCTACTTTATGGGTTGATTGGAGGTTTCCGCCCGATACTAATACGCAGGAGGTGAACAACGATGCACTCAACCTTAAGCTTTAACGGGTTGTTGGTAGGATACCCGGAACTGTTTGAGGACTTGAAAGTACCCGACAGTGTATCTAAAGAAACTGTTTGCAATCAATTACTGTTTGATACGCTGGAATTGGAGGTATTATATGCGGATGGCCCCACGATGCGCAGGGCGTTGGGAGTCTTTTCTGAAACCATGCTCCCGAGCTGGACCCGGTACGCGGAGGCCCTAGGCCTTGAATACGACGCTTTGGCGTCCGATGACCGAACCAGAACAACCGATCATGCAGGAACCAGCGGCGGCACAGTCAACCGCACAAACGGCGTGAAGGGGACGACTACCCGAGCGCCTAACCTGACCACCACCGGCCAGAATAACGGCAGTGACAGCACTACCCGGGACGTAACGGGGTTCGACAGCGGGACATTGCAAACCGCTGAAAAGACTACTACGGCCCTCGGTACTGGGAACACCATTACCAGCAGCGGCACCGACACTACCACCACCGATCAGACAACCACCGATAACAATACATCGGAGTTACACGACGGCTACAATGACACCGTAACCGAGAAGGGCCGGGCAGGACGAGACCCGCAAGACCTTATTGCAAAAGAGCTGACCCTTGCAATGGAGAATGCCGTTCATAAAATCGTTACGGACATCCGGGCAAACTTTTGTTTGCTGGTATATTAAGGAGATGCTATTATGAGTATTAATCCCATTCACAGAGCACCCTACACCAATTTTCATGACCTCAATCTGGATTGGATTATGGAGGTATTGAACGAGTTTAATACCAAACTGACAAATTTTGTCAGCTTGGCCACGATCAAGTACGCGGATCCCATTCAGTGGGACATTACCAGCCAGTACGAGGCTAACACAGTTGTAGTGGACAGCAACGGAAACGCATATCTTTCCGTGCAGCCGGTGCCGTCCGGTGTGTCTCTGGATCGTGTGGAGTTCTGGACAAAAATCGGCAATTTCGATGAGCTTTGGGCCGATGTGAAAAAAGCCATCACTCCCAACGATGAGGGGCACAGCCCCACCGCCACAGCGAATAGAGCTGTCAACGATCTTGTGTGGGTCAATGGGGCGCTGGTGCGTGTCACTAAAACAATGATCGCCGGTGACGCCTATGTACCCGGCTCTAACTGCGTGAGCAGCTCCACAAATGAAGTTTTGCACTATATTATCACCGCGTTTAATGAGGGCTTGAGCGCAGAGAAAACGGCCCGACAGGAGGCAGACACAAAGCTCCAGACGGATATTGGCGCCGAGAAAACGGCCCGGGAGAACGCCGACACGAATCTCCAGACGGCTATTGGCGCCGAGAAAACGGCCCGGGAGAACGCAGACACAAATCTCCAGACGGCTATTGGCGCCGAGAAAACGGCCCGGGAGAACGCAGACACGAATCTCCAGACGGCTATTGGCGCAGAGAAAAAGGCCCGAGAGCAGGCCATCAACGATCTGAAAAAATCCACTGTCGATTTGGAGGTGTTCATTACCCCTGAAATGTACGGCGCAAAGGGCGACGGCTCTACGGATGATACGGCAGCAATTCAGGCCGCTTTTAATGCTGCAAACGCCAATAAACCCATTATCCTGACGGGGCAGTATTATTGTACCGGGACTATCACCGTTAAGAGGGATACAACCGTTATTGGTGCCGCATCCAGACCCCGTGCCGTGCTGATTCCGTATTTCATTTTCAGCAATGCCGCCAACCCCGCGTTTTCTATTGTGGGTGCGCAGGACAGCAACGTAGACTATGGCGGCACCCTTGAAAATGTGACCTTCAAAGGAGTTACCGTCGCTCTGAAAAATCCCGCAACTGCTGCAAGCGTTGCATTTAAAGTGCAGTGGGCGCGATTCTTCACTCTTGAAGATTGCAGCGTGCACGGGTTCACAACCGCAGTAGATTTCGCCAACAACAACGGCATGTTAATTAAAAATTTTGAGTACAGCACAAACGGCTCTGTTAATGTCACTGTATTTAACAAGTTTAACAATGGCGGCAATACGGGCCTGAAATTGCAGCACATCGTTATAAACAATTTCTCGGAAGGAATCTCTAAGGCAGTTGTCCTGTCCGATACTACCGCAAACGGTCAGGCCGGTGATAGATGGTTTGAAGATTGGTTGTGCGTGGGGCCTTGGAATAACGTTATCTACTACACGCACGGGACAGGGTTTAGCCGTCACGTTTATATCAACCGCATTTTCGCCGATCACCTGATTGACAATCTTATCTATTTGGTGGGTTCTGGCGCTAATGAGGACGCCCAAATTACCGACATTGGGTGCGTCGGAGCGGGGCCCACATACCGGTGCATCCTCGTAACAGGCTATTGCCGTTTGACGATCACGGGTGTGGCAGGGTCGTCTTCCACGAGTACCTACGACTTCATATCGCTCACCCATGCAATCGACGTTGTATTGACTAACGCTATCCTTGACGGGCCCTCCACGTATTTCATCTCTATTAATGGAGGTGCGCGTATTGCAGTATGCAATACCCGCAACACGCAGACCGGCAGTATTAACGTCACAGGGGATGCTTCCTATTGCCAGTGGTGCAACGTGTCGACGGTAGGTACTAACAATCTGCTGGTCTCCACCGGCAGCAACAATCAGGCAACCAATGTGCACCCGACAAGCAGTAACTAATATTCTGCATTTTGTGCCCACTCCCCTACCATACCGGGGTG